ACTGAGTTCGTAGAGAGTTTAGATAGACGTTTACCAGTAGAAAAGAAGCTGCCACGTGGGGAGAATGGTTCGGTTCTTATCGGTAAAAAAGCAGGTAAAGAATTTAACCCCGGCTCCACTGCACAAGTAATTTCTGCGTTTACTGAAGCGGGAATCGAACTTCCCGTAAACGCAGACACAGGTAAATTTACCTTAAATCAAATTGCGTTATCCGAGTTTGACAGCCAGGACCCAACTTTGAATCTATATAGAGAACGAGCAAAAATAGAAACGCGTTTAGAGCACGTAGACAAATTAATAGACAACGTTAACCCTGTTACACATAGGATTCATTCTGGATACAATCAGTTCGGAGCTAACTCTGGAAGATTTACGAGTAGCGGATCCCCTAAAGTCGCGAAAACAAAAACCAAAACCGTCTTTGGTGTAAACATTCAACAGATACCTCGGTCAAAAGACTTCAGAGAAATTTTTACAGCTACAAAAGGATTCAAGCTCGTTATTTGCGATTGGGCGCAGATCGAGCTGAGGCTTGGCGCCGAATTGATTAATATCCCTCAGATGAAAAAAGCGTTTAACGAGAACATAGATTTGCACATTTTGACAGCTAGTTTGATTTACAAAAAAGACATTAAAGAAGTTACGAAAGAGGAACGACAAGACGGTAAAACTCTGAACTTCGCGCTTCAGTACGGTATGGGTTTTAGAAAATACAAGACATATGCAGCTCAAAGCGGAAAGATAATCTCGTTGTCTGAAGCCAAGGTGGCGCACGCAGCGTTCCATGCGGCATACCCACGGCTGCGGGAGTGGCACCAGGAGCGAGCTGCTCTGGTCACTGACGGCTGGGCTTTTACTCGAACAGCCTGTGGCCGTAGAAGACTGCTGAGCTACGACGATGCCACAATGATGTGTAGCGCCAACACGCTCATACAAGGATCGGGAGCGGACATTTTAAAAATTGCTATTGCAGAACTTAATCAGTATCTAAATGACGAAGCGTACATGGTGGCGTGTGTACACGACGAAATAGTTCTAGAAGTAATAGAGCACAAGGCAGAAGAATATAAAAATCTTTTAGAAAAAATTATGGTTGAAGCAGCACAGAAGGTTTTGAAGACTGTTCCGTCAGTTGCAGATGCTAATGTAGGCGACTCATGGGCAGCAAAGTAATGTCCGATTTCCTTTTAGAACTTCCTAAGTCCCCCGAAAAAGAGATTTTTACCGTTAGGCACGGAGATAAATACTTTGGTGTCATTACCGGTGAAAGTTCCCTCTATGTGCTGAAAGAGGAATTCGATTCTCCATTACGTGCTAGTAACCACGCCAGGTCGTTAAAACGGCAACACAAAATCAAAACGCTCATTAAAAACGAAAAAAATACTTTCGTAACTACAAATACGTTTAAACTGCTAAGGAACTCTCGACTCTACACCGAAGCCGAGATGGCCTCGCAGACTGGTTTAAAATTTAGAGAGGTTTGGATTATTGTAAGTCCTAAAGGAGAGTTTGTAAGCACTATGCTTTCAGACCAGACTGTAGTTACTTATGTAAAGGATAAAGACTTAGCAAAGACGTATAGAACATACGAAGAAGCGATCTTAAATTTAAAAACTTTGGACATGGTGGTTAAACGGGGGCACTCACTTAGAAGATTTTTTGAAAGGAACGACAGAGCATAAACGCGTTTATAATCGAGTTAGACGTGTTTTAAGTTTGTGGCTTCCCGCAGAGTTAGCGTAAATTTAGCTGGTAGGGCTTTCGGCATAGATTTACCGAGTTTTGAAGCTGAAGATAACTCTGCGGAAACACAGTCGATATTAAGTGACTATTTTCCGGAACTTAAACTGACGTTTGGTAGTAAGTCTCAGAGAGGAGGTCGTTTAGGTCGTCAAACAGTATCGGTGACACCAGAAATATCATTAAGACAGCGAGAAGCTGCAGCAGCCGGTTCAGCTGCGCCTATCAGCACAAGTGTGCAACAACCTGCACCCACTCCGGCTCCCACGCCGACGCGGGAAAAACGTATTCCTACGACTGAATTTGGTCAAAGTTCCACTTATTTCGGTGGAGAAGACTACTGGCGCAATATCGAACGTGGTGTTACTCCGCAAGAAATTAAAGACTGGGCTCAAAGTAACCCTCAATTATTTAGGGAACAAAATGTTAAAGGTAACCAAGAAGGTTTATACGAACAAATTATGAGAGGTAATGTTCGCGTTGAGTCAGCATTAACTTCGCAGCAGTCTGCACCTAAGCCAGCACCAGCTCCTACGCCTACTCCTGCACCAACTCCGACTGCGGCGCCTAAATTCGAGAACCCCCTGCAGACTCAAGAATTCAGGTCTGCTTCCACAGCGCCTACAACAAAAGGTCCTATTTCTGCTGCATACGGTATCGATCCAGGTTATTTCGGCGGTGAAGACATTACAGCAGCAAAAAATCAAGGTTATACAGCACAAGAAATTTTTGATTACATTGATCGAAATCAAAATCTTCTTCGAGAGCAGAATGTAAAAGGAAAAGGAGGTCTCTACGACATGTTGAAACAGGAAGCCGGACGGTAATTCAACCTTTGACAAACGAATATACGCTACTGTTGCAAAAAAACAATAGTAAGCTTTTAATACCTTTAAAAGCTTTTGATACTAACCACGCGCAAGCGCAGGCAAAAGACATACTTAGAGCACTAAATACAACCGAATTTAATCTTATTTATGAAAAAGCTAAAAGCACTAGATTATCGATTTTGTTTAAAAAGTTGGCTTTTAATGATTTCTGCAATTCAGAGTGTTTTGAGTGGGATGGAACTCGCACTAACAAATGCCCTTGTGTTTATGTTTTTTCAAGTCGGTTGTATATAAAGGATGTGATTTTGCGTTATTTAGACATACCTAAAGAACGGTCCTACGCTAAAAATAGATGTAATAATACACGGTGTATAAATCCGTATCATTTTGAATATCACACAACCAAGAATTCAAAACTTACTTGCGGTGACACCAAACTTCTCCTAGCCTATCGGGGCCAAGGAACTGGGGTAAACCAGATCGCCGAGGCCCTAAACGTCCATCGTTCAACAATTTACAGAAAACTAAAAAATGAACGTCTTTCTTCTGGGTCTGCGAATCACAGCAGAAGCTGATGAGAATGAAGGAGTTTTAAACGTCCTTGCTGAATCACTACCAGCAAGCGACAAAAGAGTTCCTACAAAAGTCCAACTGCTTCAACAAAAAAATCATTATGTAGGCAAACTTCTTAAGGAGCTTAAAGAAAACCAAACAGTATTAGCCATTGGTCCCACGCGGCCAACCATCGATGGTGTTCTTCAAATGCAACCGATCCTGGTTGTGACAAACGAAAACTTTGACGATCTTCTGGCCGTCAATCTTTTTATGATCACCGGGGGACTCGGACCTAAAGCCGATGAAGTGGAGCTTAACGACACCACGGTGACAAACCGTTCGTTGGCTTGGCCAAACGAAAACGGCGAAACCTCGTGGGCAAAAGTTACCGCATGGGCTGAGCTTTCAAAACAACTCTCCGAACTTGCTCCTGGAACGCCAACAATTGCCGTTGGTAAAGTTTCAACAAGCGAGAAAGACGAGAAGCTGTATTTGAACTATAACGTTGATAAAATTATGTACCTTCCTAAGTCCTCTAAAACAACTCCTAAAAAAGCTGCTGATCCAGAAAAAGGAACAGTGGCTGCTGCTGCTCTCGGTTCTATTGATTTCTCCCTTTGATTCGGACTAACTAACCATGGTATTTATCGCTGGCAATTTTTCGGAAGACGAAATTCTTTGCAATCTTCCTCCGCACACTCTCCGTATTGATCTCCAAGCTCGTCGTTGGAAATCCGATGTTGATCCAGACTCAGCAATCGTAGATAAAAACGACAACGGTATTCCGATTGAATTTATCCTGATTGGTTTTACTCCTTATTTCGGTAACCTCGGAATGAGGAATCAAGAGGAGTTCATCCGTATCGCATACATCGGCGTATCTCCTAACCACAGGTTGCTTCCGCCTCGGTGTGTAACAACCTCGATGATCTCCGGCAAATCGAGTCAGAAGAACTTCATCTCCTATTTCCAAACCCTTTATAACAACCGCATTAACTGCGCGTCTGTTGTTACGTCTTCGAAGTTTGTGACTCGCTCGTTTAACGAGAAGGACCCAATGACCGGAGCTGATGGAGCCAAAATTAATTTCAATGCTCTTGAATTCTCTGATCGTCCACCTGCTGACGATAAAGAGAAGGCTTTGATCGAAGATGTAAACACGTGGCTTAACGCAGATGGCGGAAACATGATCGCTGCTGCTCTTAAGTCCCACATCCCTGGGGCCACCTTGGTGGAACTACCGCTAGGTGCAGACCACACCGCGATCAAAGCGGCGTTTGCAGAGTCCCATCCTTCTAGTGGTGAAAGGCAACTTGCCTCAGCCAACGAAGAAAAAGCTCTGCCTCCGGCTGCCGCTCCCAAACAGGAACCAGCAGCTTCCAAGAAAGCTGTTGAGCTTACCGAGGAACAAGCAAAAGCTTTGGGAATCGATTTCTAACTCAGTAAGAGAGCATTAAACTGCGGGGTGCAAACCCCGCTTTTTTATGCACAAAAAAATCATTACACTCAGGCAACGTGTTGGAAATCTGTGGGTTGCTTTGTTTTATGAACGGATCGGTGAAGATCTTTGGCACGTGGGAATAAATATCAACAAATCCCGCCGAGCACAGTCCGATTGGTACAAAAAAAGAAAAAATAAGCGTGCCCGAAGAGCAAATCAGATACCCACGGGGCGAAGCCAGCGTGGTCTAGCTGCCCTCTATCGGATGTTTAAAGCTACGCATACCAAGT